TCAGAGGGTGGTTATGAACTTCGTGGAATACAGCAGGCAGTTGGTATCCCAATCAATTCCCCAAGAACATTAGGAACTGCGGGAACATTTTATCCTGTAATATCTTTGCGTCTCAAAGCATCACCAAATCGTTTGGATGCTATTGTAATTCTCACGGCACTTTCTATAATGCCAATTAGCACTGGTAATTTTAATTGGCAAGTTATAGCATCTGAAACTACTACTGGTGGTGCTTGGGTAAGTGCTGGAGTTGATAGTGCTGTTGAATATAATATTACTGGAACTTCTTCTGCTGGGGGAAGAATACTAGCAAGTGGATTTTTTAATGCATCAAATCAAGGAGCAAGTCAAGTTGATATTCTGAAAGAAGCATTATTTAAGTTTCAGTTAGAAAGAAATGGATTAACTTCAACTCCTTATGAACTTACACTTGTGGTTGCTTCTGATGGTGCTAATGATACTGTTGTTGCTTCTTTGGACTGGGAAGAGATTAGTAGGTAATTTTTATGGCTGACAACATTTACTTAGGTAATCCCAATCTTAAGAAGGCGAATACCTCAATTGAATTTACAGAAGATAATATCATTGAGTTCTTAAAGTGTAAAGAAGATCCAGTATATTTTGCACTGAATTATATTAAAATCGTTACTCTTGATCACGGACTACAACCTTTTAAGATGTATCCATTTCAAGAGAAGTTAATCAGTAATTTCCATCAGAATAGATTTAATATTTGTAAGATGCCTCGTCAGACAGGTAAATCTACAACTTGTGTATCATACCTATTACATTATGCGGTATTCAATGATAATGTGAATATTGCTATTTTGGCAAACAAAGCATCTACAGCAAGAGACCTCTTAGGAAGATTGCAACTTGCTTATGAAAATCTTCCCGATTGGATGCAGCAGGGTATTATATCTTGGAATAAAGGTTCTCTAGAATTAGAAAATGGTTCAAAGATTTCTGCAAACTCTACATCATCATCTGCTGTTCGTGGTGGATCTTATAACATCATCTTCTTGGACGAATTTGCGTTCATTCCAAATCACATTGCCGATGACTTCTTTGCATCAGTTTATCCTACTATTTCTTCTGGTCAAAGCACAAAGGTCATTATAGTTTCTACCCCTCGTGGTATGAACCACTTCTATCGTATGTGGCACGATGCTGAAAGAGGCAAGAATGCATATGTGCCTACAGATGTGCATTGGTCCGAAGTTCCTGGTAGAGATGCTAAATGGAAGGAACAGACAATTGCGAACACTAGCGAACAACAATTCAAGGTTGAGTTTGAATGCGAATTCTTAGGATCCGTTGATACTCTAATTAATCCAACAAAGCTCCGAACTCTTGTCTATACTGATCCAATAAAAAGAAATAAGGGTCTGGACATTTATGAAAACCCAAAGGAAGATCATAATTACCTAATCACCGTTGATGTTGCTCGTGGAGTTGGTAATGATTATTCGGCATTTGTTGTATTTGATATTACAGACTTCCCATATAGGCAGGTAGTCAAATATAGAAATAATGAAATTAAACCGATGCTTTTTCCGAGCATCATTCACGAAGTAGCAAAAGCATACAATGAGGCTTGGTTACTAATTGAAGTAAATGATATTGGAGATCAGGTGGCAAGTATTCTCCATTTTGATCTTGAGTACGATAATGTTCTGATGTGTGCAATGAGAGGTCGTGCAGGTCAGATCGTAGGTTCAGGGTTTAGTGGCAAAAAATCTCAACTTGGAGTTCGTATGACTGCGGCAGTCAAAAAGTTGGGATGTTCCAATTTAAGAACGATTATTGAGGATGATAAATTATTGATTAATGATTATGAAATTATCAGCGAATTAACTACTTTCATTCATAAACATAATTCATTTGAAGCAGAAGAAGGTTGTAATGATGACTTGGCAATGTGCCTCGTAATTTTTTCCTGGCTGATTGCACAAGATTACTTTAAAGAGATGACGAACAATGATGTTCGTAAAAGAATTTATGAAGAGCAGAAAAACCAGATTGAACAAGATATGTCCCCATTTGGTTTTATTGTAGATGGTCTTGATGAAATGGAGGCATTTATTGAACCAGAAACTGGTGATAGATGGATGTTTGCAACCGAAGAAAATAAGTTACAAACGTCAGAAATTTGGCACGTTGATGAATATGGAGACCGTTCTCATACTTGGGATTATCGTTAAACCCGTGAAAGGGAGGAATTTATAAATACTTTTAGATAATTCTGGATAATACGGAGAATAAAAGATGCCGCTAAATTTAGCATCTCCTGGGATTATAGTTAAGGAAGTTGATTTAACCACTGGAAGAGTCAATCCAGTTTCCGATAAAATTGGCGCTATTGTTGCACCCTTCACAAAAGGACCAACAGGAACTCCCACCATAGTAGAAACTGAAAATGATTTAAGAAACATTTTTGGTGATCCATATCCAACGGATAAGCACTACGAACATTGGTTAGTTGCATCGTCTTATCTGGCATATGGCGGTTCATTAAGAGTAGTTAGATCCGATGATGAAGATCTAAGAAACTCTTTTGTGGGAACAGCAAGTAGCATCAAGATTAAGAGTCTTGAGCATTATAATCAACTCGGATATTCTGAGAACACAATCACAGGAGTTACCGTTGCTGCTCAAAACCCAGGATCTTGGGCAGACGGTATTCAAGTAGCAATTATTGATGGTTTTGCTGACCAAATTCTAACTCTTCCAACTGCTGGACCAGCTGTAGTTGGTTATGGAGTTACTCAGACCTTCAATAAGGTCCTTTCTGGCGTAGGAACGACATCAACTGGCACTGGATACCTTAAGGGTATCGTCACTGGTGTAGGGGCAGCAGCAGGTCTCTCAACTAATCAAATTGCAGTTAAAGTTCTTTCTCTTGCAGATGGTTCTGGTGGAGAAACCGCAGTTGATTACCAACAAAATGGTAACTATCTGTTCTCAACAGGATCTGGAATAAGTCTTGTCAATTCTGTTAATACAGTAATTTCGGGAGGAACAGTAAGTGCAAGTGCAGACTGGTTTGATGCACAGAGAATTAATGTAACAACTCAATTTGCTGGATCAACTGGTATTACAACCATTGCCACCATCAATTGGAACAATATTGCCCAAAAACCAGTTACTTCAGGATATAGTGCATCAAGAGGTGGTAGATTTGATGAAGTTCATGTTGTCCTAATTGACTCCAATGGAGCCATCACTGGCAATGCTGGAACAATTCTTGAAAAGCACCTTGCCCTTTCAAAGGCATCTGATGCTCAGTATTCAGTAGGAAGTCCATCCAACTGGAGAATGTATCTTGCAGAACAATCTGATTATATTTTTGGAGGTTCTCAACCAACCGGAATCACAACTTGTGGTTTCCAAACAGCATTTGTTGGGACAACCGATAATGATTGGGATCAGGCAGCAAGTGGAATTATCTTCGGTAGCGTAGGAAATAGAGTTCTAACGCTCAATGGTGGTAAAAACTATGATGGAAAAACTGACATTACAGCAACTGGAGCACTAACTGCAACAGTCGGTAATATTTCTACTGGATATGAACTGTTTAAAAAGACAGATACTTACAAAGCAGATTTCCTTCTTATGGGATCTGCAAATTATGATATCTTCAATGCTAGAGCACTGGCTGAAAAACTAATTGAAGTTGCCGAGGCAAGAAAAGATGCAATTGCATTCATCTCACCTTATAGAGGAGCATTTTTGGCAGATAGTTCGGTAGGAAGTGTAACAGTTAATGATGATGATCAAATCACAGATAGTATTATCAGTTACTATTCACCAATTACCTCCAGTACTTATGCAGTATTTGATGGAAGCTACAAGTACATGTATGACAGATTCTCTAATACATTTAGATATGTTCCGTTGAATGGAGATATTGCTGGACTATGTGCCAGAACTGATATCAACAACTTCCCATGGTACTCACCAGCAGGAACTTCAAGAGGTGCAATCCTAAATGCGGTTAAGTTGGCATATAATCCAACAAAATCACAAAGAGATCGCCTCTATACTAACAGAATCAACCCAATCACTCTGTCGGCAGGAGCAGGAATTGTTCTGTTTGGTGATAAAACTGGTTATGCTAAGGCATCAGCATTTGATCGTATTAACGTTCGCAGACTCTTTATCTACCTTGAAAATGCAATCTCTGCTGCCGCTAAGGATCAACTGTTTGAATTCAACGATGAAATTACAAGAACAAACTTCGTAAATATTGTTGAACCTTTCCTTCGTGATGTTAAGGCAAAGAGAGGTGTCTATGATTATGTCGTTGTTTGTGATGAAACAAACAATACAGGCGCCGTTATTGATGCAAACGAGTTCGTTGCTGACATCTATATTAAACCTGCAAGATCGATTAACTTTATCGGTCTGACATTTGTTGCCACCAGAACTGGTGTTGCTTTCGAAGAAGTTATTGGTAAATTCTAATTTAGAGGTCTAAAACAATGGCAACCAGAAGTCAACTTAATCCACCCCCATTAAGAAGAATTAGTGACTTTAAGAGCAAGTTAGCTGGCGGCGGCGCTAGACCTAATCTCTTTGAAGTCGTAATGTCCTTCCCATCCGCATCACCAACTGACAGCAATGTCCTGGATAAAATCAGATTTTTAGTTAAATCTGCCGCTCTTCCAGCATCCAATATTGCTCCTATTGAAGTTCCTTTTAGAGGAAGAACTCTTAAAATTGCTGGTGACCGCTCGTTCGATACTTGGACAGTTACAGTTATTAACGACACTGACTTTGCTATTCGTTCCGCTTTTGAAAAGTGGATGAATACAATGAACAGACTTTCGGATAATACTGGCGTAACTAACCCACAATTGTATCAGTCAGATGCATATGTTTATCAGTTGGATCGTGATGGTTCAACTCTGAGAGCATACCATTTCTATGATATTTTCCCAACAAATCTCAGTGCAATCGATCTTGCATATGAAACTGGTGGAGATATTGAGCAATTCACCGTAGAACTTCAGGTTCAGTGGTGGGAAGCTATCAAGGGTAATGGTCCTGGCGCAGGCGGTGAAGACATCAACTAAATAGAAGATAAGTTAAAAATATTATAAGATGGCAAAACTTTTTGGTTTTTCAATTGATGATGTTAAGGATACTACCCAAAAATCCAAATCCATTCTATCCCCCGTCCCACCTAACAGTGACGACGGGGTTGATAATTATATTTCTAGTGGATTTTATGGACAATATGTTGATATTGAGGGAGTTTATAGAACAGAATATGATTTAATCAAAAGATATCGTGAGATGGTACTTCACCCAGAGTGTGATCGTGCCGTTGAAGATGTTGTAAATGAAGCAATTGTTAGTGATCTTTATGATTCCCCAGTTGAAATTGAATTATCAAATTTGAATGCCAGCGATAAATTAAAAGAAGCAATTAGATCAGAGTTTAAATATCTCAAAGAAATAATGGACTTTGATAGAAAGTCCCACGAAATTTTTAGGAATTGGTACGTTGATGGTAGGCTTTATTATTTGAAGGTTATCGATGTTAAGAATCCTCAGGAAGGAATTCAGGAACTGAGATACATCGACCCAATGAAGATGCGTTTCATTCGTCAAGAAAAGAAACCATCAGATAAAGATTTGTTCAAGGCAAATTACAATACAGAAACTCAAAAGGTTTTTTACCCACAAATTGAAGAATACTTTGCATATACACCAGATCCAAACTTTCCAACATCATCAATTGGTGGTGCTGGTGGGCAAAAATCAGTTAAAATTGCAAAAGATTCTGTTACTTACGTCACTTCAGGTCTTGTAGATAGAAACAAGGGAACAATTCTTTCATATCTTCATAAGGCAATTAAGGCTCTCAATCAACTTAGAATGATTGAGGATAGTCTTGTGATTTACAGATTGTCACGTGCTCCAGAGCGTAGAATTTTTTATATTGATGTAGGTAATCTCCCCAAGGTAAAAGCAGAACAGTACCTCAAAGAGGTGATGTCTCGCTATAGAAATAAACTTGTGTATGATGCGAACACTGGTGAAGTTCGTGATGATCGCAAATTTATGTC